GCTATTAGTACAACCTTGCATGTTGCCTCTCTTATAAATAAAAAAGGCCGCACATTGGCGACCTAGTTTGAGATTTTTTTGTTTATGATAAGCAGCGGAATGAGAGTCTGAATACGACCCTGTTATCTGATGTTGGTATAGGGTTAGGTAATCCACCCATGTTAAATACTGAGTTTAAATTACAATCGCTTGGGTTATTGGTGACGTATTGAAGTATTGATTCCGCTTTATTTGCAGCCCAAGGTATATCATCCTGTGCCGATATAACTAACACATCGATATAATCATCAGCGGATAATTCACCTAATCGACCACTGCCATCTGACGTTTGTACAACTAAGTATCGCCCCGCCTTTGAATTGGGCTTCTCGTTCCATAGGTATTTCTGTGTAAAGTCAAAATCACCAGTTAAACCACCCCGCTCTAAGTAATCAAAGAAATCGTCAACAATCACAATCTCATTTCCTCCATTATCGCTGCGTCAATCATTTCTCTTGTTTCTTCAAAACCTGAATCAAGGAAAAGCTTTTTAGCTGTTGGGCGCTTAAACTTTTGTACAACCCTAGGGTCATGAACATAAACGGCATAACTAGCACTATAACCAACACGCCCAGTTAATATCGTTCCAATAACCCTAACCGACCTATAGCTTGAGTTGATTAATGTCTTTGTATCGATTGGCGTGTAGATGGCTGCCTGCCTACCTCCAATATCTAGCGCCCTGTGCATAGCCCTTGTCGCTTTATTGGCTGTAATGTCACCAACTACCCTAGATAAGGCAGCCCGAGCTTCATTAATACCTCTAACTCTCGTTGCCATATCAAGTCCTTATTTTGTAATCAGGGTCTTGCCTAAACATTCGAGTGTCAAAGCCATCAACAGCTTTAATTTTTGAGCTATTACCTTCAACTTTTCTCGGGTCTAGAATTGAGCGAGTGTCATTCTGAGCGATATAATCACCAACCTCGGGCAACCTTGCTTGCTTACCTTTATGGAATGATTCAGTATTGAATACTAAGCGAGAAATAAACTCACCACCGTTTGCGTCCATCGCCTTTTCGTTCGTTGCTACCCAGTTACAGTCAATGAGGTATGGAACTCCGAAGATTATTTCATCGCCCCATTTTCCTCCCATGCTTACAGGATAAACGGTCGCAACACTCTTGTATGACCAGCGTGACATTTTAGCCATATCAACCTCTGAACACATCGAACTGCACAATTGATAGCGGTTTGCTTATGGGTAGAGCATCGATGCAACCAGCCGTATCTAAGCTTGATAACAGATTGGCAAGCTGTTTTCTTCCATCATCAAAGTATTGATATGAGCGAGAAGCGCCTGATGGTGCGTGTTCGGATGTTGTTTTTCTCACATCGGCGGATGACAGCATCAAAACAACAGCATAAAGCTTGATGAGCCTAGCCGTGCTTTCTGGATAATTTGAAGCGTCAAGACAGTCATCTATCCCATTTGCAATAGTGATAAATGACTCAATAATAAAATCAGGAGCCTCAAAGCCCATTGAATCAAGCAACTCCTGAACCTGTTCGATTGTAATTTCTACAGCCATGAGACCACCTGAATATTTAAGGGGCCAAAGCCCCTATTGTTTACTAGTCTTACTTTCCGTCTTAAGCCTCAGTTTTTTGCTTCGCTGAACGAGTACCTGCACCATCAGCCTTACCGCTTAATACTGCTGCAAATGGCACATTTTTACGCTCAAACTTACGAGTCCAGTTAGCTGGCTTGGCAATCTCAATGTTTGTTGGTGTTTTGCTTGGGTCTTCCTCTCCTAACCAACTAAAGCCTGCTGGCTGAAGAATGAAGGTCTTACGTTCCCACAACACCTCAGCACCACCACCATTACCACCAGATGCTTTACGGTCAAGCTCTACTGGTGTATGTGGCGAACCGCTGCCATAGCCAAATGCCCCGCTACCAAAAAACACTGTCAGGTAACGCCCATCGTCATTCTTCAGGCTATCATCCATGAAGATTGGCTTACCGAGGTAAGTTTGCAAAATGATGCGCCCTTCAGAATCCCTGATAGTTTCGATTAGGTTTTGCGTGGCCATTTGCTTCATGATGACGGAATGCACGCCAATGGCGCTAAACGTATCAGCGGCATCGCCAGCAGTGAATGCTGCATCAATCAAGTTATTAGCTGAGATAATTTCTCCGCCCTCAATAACCATGTCGCTGTCGTTGTTTGCGATATTGCTGCCAATAATCCCGCGAGCTGTGCCAATGAGATAGCGCTGCCATTGGCGAGTCCAATAAGTACCAAAACGATTACGGATATGAGACATAGGCTCGCTGTTCGCCAACTCAGCAGCCAAATCTGCGACCCCATAGCCTTTGTTAAGATACAAAACGCGAGCTTTCAAGCTTGATTGGCTAGCCTTTCCTACCTGCCCGATTTGGTCTGGATCATCGGAGGTTGCATTTGGCGCTTCATTTGCGTCCAAGTCATTCCAGTAGTTAATTGTTGCAGTGCCTTGGCTTCCAGATGCGATAGCATCAAGCTGTGGTAATCGAGTGATAATCCCAGATTCGAATACTGCTGTTTTTTCAGGACTATTCTGTGGCTCAATTGCTTGATAGTAGTCACCACGGAAAATGTCCGATAAACGTGTTGTTGCCATTATTTACTCTCCTAATTATTGCGTTTTTGCGAGGCGTTTGAATTCCTCAGGGTTTTCTTCAAACAAACGGATTCGCTCGGCCTCTGTGTAGTCTTTCCACGTTTTGCCAGTGCTTTTCCCTGTTGAGTGGTGATGCGTATCTCCTCCCGTGCCTGTGGCCTTGCTACCGATAATTACCGGTGCAAATAGTTGGTTACTACGAAACTCTTTTTCTAGATCATCAATAGTGAATGCAGACGGATGACCAGCCGAATCAACGACTCGCGTTTTACCTTCTTCTACTGATAAGCGAGATTTGATGTGTGGCATGATTAACGGAGCAGCATCACCAGCCAATTTTGTGGCCAATGTCTGTGCAACGTTATCAACCAAAAGCGTGTGTAGGCTTGTGTCTTTTTCCTGTAATTGTGCTAATAGCTCGCTTTCACGTGCTTTTAGCTTTTCAGCCCAACTTTTTTCTAATGATTCGATGTCACCATTTTTGCGAGCCTGTTCTTCCGCTGCCTTCTTTGCAGCTTCTTCAGCTTGTCGGCGTTTCTCTTGCTCTGATTTTTTCTCAGAAAGCAACTCATCAACCTTTTTCTGAAGCCCTGACACATCAGGAATATCAGGCATGCCTTCAATTTGAAGCTGGTAATTACCGCCAGACTCTTTGTAAAAAGCCTTTTGCTCATCGGTTAATGCGTCAAATTCTTCTTTCGATAATAAATATTTAAACATCGTCAAACCTCTGGTTTAGATGGTGCGGTCTCTGACCGCAGATAATAAAAAACCCGCTCAGCGGCGGGTCTGTGTTATTTCAATTCAATTCCAGCTCGTTCAAATGCTTCTGGCGCAAGCCTTCGCATATCTTTTAGTGTCATCGGTTTAAAGTTTTTGTGTAACTGTAGCTGTGCGAATCTCTCAGGAGACAAACCGCCATCACGAAATAGCTTTCCTCTAGTAGGTCCAAGTATTAAATCTTGGCGCTTCGCAGGCTGCCGAGTTAACCATTCATAATAATTCTCTTCTCCCCATTCAGACCTGCCAGCTGGCCTAGTGACTATCAAATCAGCAAACCTATCATTAAGAATTGGCAAACGCTGGCTTCGGCAGTTCGGATGCAACGGAGGCATTGGACCAACACCAACAGGATATCTATTTCCAGATAAAGCCCTGCATGTAGATGAGGTTTTATTGTCCAATATGGCGCTGAATTCTTCCTCTTTAATTAAATCGTCATTTTTCTTATAAAACTCCTGAGCCGCGCAAGTATGTGCATGTTGAATAGCTGTATTTGCAATTGTTCGGTAGTTATAAGTGATGCGAGATATTGTTGATGTTGTAACCTGCGTTCGGTCAATTGCAGCCCCATTAATAGTGGCTTGTAGAGTTTGAATATTACTTTGAGCAGCCATAGCTAAAACGGCCTGATTCTCTACTTGTTGGACTGAACTATTTACCCAAGAGGATATAAATTTCTTGAGAAATAAAGAGCCGCCCCAAGCTGTTAATATCAACGGTACATTTAAGATAGATTTCTCAACATTATCAGGGCTAGGCTTACTTACTTCATTTGTCACTATCTGTGACAGGCTATCAACTTCAAGGTGACTTGACTCAACACCAATATCGATAACAGATTGCAATAAATACTCAGAATAACTGGTTAGAACTGGTGATAACTCTCGCTTTAACTTAGCAATGATGGCATTTAGTTTTGACCTCGATGTTATCTGACCTGAGAAATTAGCTAATGCCTTAGCAACAGCCGCCCTTAGCTCTCTTTGCATTTCCTCACTATCAACAATGCCAGCTTTGAGGCGTTCTAGGAGAATTTGGATCATCATTGAGTTGTCTAACATCAATTGTGATTGCATATTCACCTCTACATCATTGAGTTAGCTCGTGATAGTTCTATTTCCTCGATAATATCTTCAGGCTTCTCATCTTGAGGAATAATATTGATGCTTTGCAGATACTTAACAAAATCAATCATTCGCATAGCACCTGATTGCAGAGCAGCAAGTAAGGCCGTAATTGCTTGAGAGTCTAGTTGAGCAATATCGTAAACTTTATTTAGTTCAATAGTCGCCTCGCCGCTTCCCGCAAACTGAATGCAGAATTCAAGCGCCCGGTTAAACGCCTGCTCTACGTTGCCAGCGCACAATGAAAGCACAGAGTTATCTGTTTGTGCCTCATCCTGCGCCTGTGTGGCTGTTCTGGCAGACGTTCCGCGCTCAACCAACTTAGCCCCTAGCATTGCCATCTGTTTCTCTCTGCGCTCTGCTAGCGTGATCTGGATATTTCTATCTTCTGGCTGAGCGAACTTCATATCGCCGCCGACAGGAAGCAACACACCTTTACGAGAGCCAACAGTAAAGCCATCTGCTAAATGGCTTTTCACCCAGTCATCAGTAAGCCCAGTTAGTGCAATCATCGGCTGACCAACGGTGTGTGCTGATTCTGCAATATCTGCCTCAGCCTGATAATGCTTGATGTTCACATAAGCAATGTCTGCTAACGGTGGAGCATCAGGGGTGTGGTCGTTGTTCATGGACCCAATCCATGACCATGGCAGTTCATTAAGACGCTTTCCACTTGCGTCACTCAAGACAACCCAATCCGTGACTTTCACATCGCCATCTTCATACCAGCGGCGAGAATGGGCCACATCATCAATAAGCCGTAATTCAATCCAGTTATTCTGCATTTTCAGCTCAAAATCTTCAGTATCAACCGGCTCTTGATATTGAAGGACAACGAGTGATGTTTTCCCGTTAGTCACTCGCCAGTTAATGATTTCTTTTGCTGTAAATAATCGAATATATGGGCGGCCTTTATTTGCTTCAGACTGAATACCGGAGCCGCTAAAGTCACTTAATAGACCACCGCGCCCACGCTGTAAGTTTTGCGATAAAGCATCCCTTATCATCTGCGTTAACGGCTGACCTTGACCGTCAATATCGGTTTCTAAATATTCAACGCCTCCGCTAACGCTAATTTTTACTGGCTTGCCAAATGCTATACCGAGTAAACCACTTAGCGTTCTACCTGTGGCATTAAGAAATGAGGCCCTAGCCAAATAACGCTTATAGCGTTCTCTGTCCTTGTCATCTGCGTCCTTTTTATCCGCTGGATGCGGCAAGTATTTTTCTTTTTTGCTTTTAACAACTCGTTCGCCATCAACACAATCGCCGATCATGTCCCACTCAGGCAAAAACTCGCTGTACGCTGGATGTTTATAATCAACGTTTGTATTCATATTAGTTCCAGTTGAATTCTAGTTTCTCGGTTAGTCGCTTAACATTCCGTCTGCTCACTGCAAAATAACGGAACCCGTCAGCGTCATGTGATGTGTAATCATGAAGTGGCTTATCTTTCCAACATCCCTTTTTGTCATCCCACTCTTTGCGATAAGCTTCAAGGTGTGCAATTCCTTCACCACATTTATGCTCATCAAATGCACAATGAGGGAGAATTTCACGTACCGCCTCAATACCCTCATCGATAGATACTCTCGGCACGACATTAAATCGAATTGAGTAAACCTGTCCGTCAATTTCATATCCTTCACGGGCTAATTCTTTCCGTGATTTAGCATCAGAGCCGAATTCCCTATTCTCAATATCATGCGGGCCATTGTGACTATCGTAGGTATAACCTTTATCTTTCAACACTTTCATATAGTGACGAAGACCTTCACCACTGTTTGAATAGTGGTCGATGACGTGAAATTCCTCACCCACTTCACGAATAAACCAGATTGACGTTGAGTCGCCCACGCCGATATCCCAATACGTATGCACAGGTAAGTGTGAGTTATCAGGGAGTGTGCCAATGCGTTTGTTTTCGTACAGAAAGCGGAATTGTTTGGCGTAATAAGCACCTTCAACAGATTGCTGAAATGCTTCAGACGGTATTGACGGGTATTCCCGCTTCATATCGTCGCCAAGCGTTTTCTCTTTGGCGTAGTACCATGCTTTCTGGCGCTCGTTTAATTGAACGCCGTGCTTACAGGCTATCTCATCGAAGTAATCAACTAGCCGCTGTGGTAATTGCTCAACAGGGTCAATGGCATATTCGGGATTCTTCCACCACGAGAAGAAAAAGAATTTCCAATCTAGGTTAGAGAGAGTCTTACTCTGAATTTGCGCTTTCTCAGCAGACTGGCAGTAATCATAAAAATAACCTGCTCGACCTTCCGCTGTGCTTTCAAGTGTTATTCTTCCACCCAAAGGAACAGCCTCAAAAGCACCAGTAACAATTTCTTTGGCTTTATCTGGGTACTTTGCACATATTTTACCGAACTCAGACACATGCAAGCTGTAAAGTGTCCCTCCCCGAAACGATGTAGAGACAGTCACACTGCCACCTTTAGAAAATACATATTCACTTGTCGTTTCTTTAGTTAGCGGGTTGGCCTGCTTAATATCATCAGGAAGCAATCGATATGCATATTGCGTCTTGTTACGAAAAAGCCTCTCTGCGTCAGGTAAAGAGTGGGCTATTAAAGCGCATTCTTTTTTGTGAAATATTGCAAGATCAAGCTGAATGATGCACACCTCTGTTGTGAACCCAAGCTGTCTCGCTTTCAAAATTATATTTCGGTCATGCATTCCATCGAAATACTCCAACTGCTCAGGAGTCATTTTAAATGTTACACACTGCCCGTTTTTATCTTTAATTTTATAAAGATTATTTAGACGCCAGACTCTGTTTTTCAGTAGCTGTCTTTGTTTTTTAGTTAACATAGAAGCTCCCTACAGGTCTTCATCTCCTATTTCATCCATCAGCGAAGCAACGGAACTAACAGATAGCCCCCCAGAGTGCTCTACCTTGTCTTTGAACGCCTGAACTTTGACGTGCTTACCGAGTAGCTCAATGTTCTTCACTTTGTCAGGCCATTTGATTTTTTTCATGACGCCGACTAAATCACGCTCACCATCTTTAGACTCGAACATTTCAGCTAAGTCCATGCCACTTAATGATGTGCGCCAAACTTTGGGCCATTCATGAATGGGCTTAATACCTCCATCATCGTGGAGAATATCCAGTACATCCATTTGGTCTATTTCGACAAGTCGATTGAGGACATAATCTGCATCTATCTGAAGTCGATCACTTCTTTTCTTCAATAGTTCAGATATTCTTAACTGAATGTCAGGTTTTGACAGGTTTTCAGATGCAGTGCGGTTCGCAGTTTTCTCGCTGTACCCCGCACGGATCGCCGCTTGTGTAGCGTTTAAATCGATGAGGTACTCACGACAGAATATTTCTTGTTTGTCTGTAAGTGCCATGTAAATACCTTAAGGAATATAGTTTTATGAGTAATGAATTTAAATCTGGAGATATTGTAAGATTAAAATCTGGTGGTCCTAATATGACAATCAAAGTATTTTCACAGACTCAAGGTAATTCATATATTTGCCAATGGTTTGCCGGTAAAAAATTAGAGCAAGGATTCTTTAAGGCAGACTCTATTGAGCTAGCCTCCCCAAAGCCATAATCCCAAACACCAATCCACTATCTGTAATTGATGTCGTACAGTGGATGATGACTGCTCTTGCTGCTGATAAATGCCTATACCAGCAGGATGTCGTTGATTACCTAATAAAAGTAGATAATGAACAGCACCTGAAAGAAAATGCAGATGGCAACCAGGCGTTATCAACTAAAGTGATTAATAAATTTAGAGTTGATAGTGGTTTGAATGTTGTTTGGGTGAAGCCCGATAAATACTGGAGGTACCGTGTCAATGAAGATGAAGATGGCAGAGAGGCCAGAGGGTAGGCGTCATGACCAATTTCATTACGGGCTAACATCGCCTCTTCTCTAGCTTATTAGGCGGAGGTAATTCCGCCATTTTATCAACGCCACTCTATGAATGACGTTTGTAGAATTTTATAAATTGGTTATTCCGCTACTTCATCGTTGAATAACGTTTTCTTTGTTTCCTGCACTCGCTGATAGACGGAATCAACCTTAGTTAGCGTGTCTACGCTGCCGTTATCAAAGTTGCCGTTGTTGCTATTCCACAGTTGAACAAATAGCTCATATTCAAGCTGGTCGTCGTTGATGAGCTTAATTGCCTTTGCGGTTGCTGCGGTGTTATTGCTTGTTAGCTTAAGTAAACCTAAGCGGATTTTCTCTTTTGCTGTTAGTTCAGTAGTCATAAATTGCCTTTCTTTAGGTAATAAAAAACCCGCACTAGGCGGGTCATTGTGAATTCTTGTTGTCTATTTAATATCCAGCGGCTTATCGCGCATCGACTTAGGTATTTCCTTTTCACCATACTCTTCGGCTATTGCCATTATTTCTCTGTATGGTCTAGCGAATGGGCCAACTACAACAGTGATATTTTGACTATAAGCTTCCTCTGGTGTCAGTTTCATTGTTTCTACTGTCATTATCAATGCTACTTTCAAAGCGGCGCCTGTCCATGGTAAATACTTAATATCGTCCTCTTCACTACTTGCCATGACAGCCTCCCTAAATGCCACTCACTCACTTACTATACTCTACCCTACAAAAAAGACTGATGCCTTGCCTAACCAGTTTGGTATGGCTATTGATGATAATAATAAGAGAAAACCAACTACTAAGTATTGGAAAACATAAAGCATGCGGATAAATAGCTCTTTTAATATCATAGAGTGTACCCTTTATTGCTAATGTTGATTAGTCACTAAAATGAGTATTAACACTTAAAATATAGCAACTCATTTTCATTTGTCAGGTATCACTAACCACACTGCTCCCACATAGACATGATGGCTTAATACTAGTATTACAGCTCTATGCAGATAAAAATGGTAATCAAATTGTTCTGCTATAATTAAAAGTGATCTTTTGTAACTTATAACTTCACACTAAAAGGAAGATAATATGTTGAAAAAAATCAGTTTCCTCATCTGCTCATTAGCTGTTGCTTTCACATTAACCGCCTGTAACACAACTAAAGGTGTTGGTGAAGACATAGAGGCTGGAGGAGAGGCAATACAAAGAGCTGCCCAGTAAAAAGCCTACTTCCATGCATAAAGCACTAGAGGATATATTTATTCTTCTAGTGTTTCTTTGTACATTTAATGACACTCAGTTTTGTATTTTCTTTTCCGTATTTGGTTACACTTTATTCATGTGAAAATTTTTTAAACCATCTATGCTGATAGTGTATTCAAACTATTGCTTCGTTTTACTTTGCCCCGATACTGGGGCATTTTTATTTCCTCGACAAATGAAAAAGCCACCAGTGATTAGCTGATGGCTATGAACCTTTACAAATATAATCTGGCTATTATTTAACCAGCAATGTACTGTCGACTAACTCATGTAGTACACCTACTCATTAGGTATAATAATAAGACATAGTGTAGCCATATTTCAGACCCTCATTAGACACGTGGGTCTATTTTTTTATTCTTTCGGAATGCTTTTATCCAACTCTTCACGGAATTGAGATGGCTTCTCGAAACCTTGTGCTGCCATGATATATCTCCATTAAAAAGCCCCGCCATTGCGAGGCTGACACATTTCGTTAAGATTTTTTACACTTATTTATCGGTTAATATACTATTCTAAAAAAGAAGACATAATAATAATTAACCTAGATATACATACTGTCAGCCCATACCCGACTAGCGGGTGCGGGCTATTTTTTTACCCTTTCCGCCTCAATTTCCCGTATTGCTTTCTTGTCCAAGTTGCACGCCTTAA